CGGGCACGGACAAGGTCTCCCGGGCCAACTCTGTCGCTCCGATCCTGGAGTCGGGCATCGTGTGGGCACCGGACACGGACTGGGCCGAGGAGCTTGTTGAGGAATGCGCGGCCTTTCCCAACGGGGACAACGACGACATGGTGGACGTGACGACCATGGCGCTCATGCGATTCCGGCAGGGCAACTTCATCAGCCTGCAGACCGATGACAACACGGACAGCTCCAGCTACAGAGACCTTGTCCCAGAGTACTATTGAGGAATAAAATGCCCCTCAACTATCTACTTGGCAGGGGCACCATGCAAGATCAATATCTTCCCAGCGGAACCGGCGATGATTCGCTGGATACCCCTGTCGATTTGAATGCTGCGCAACCCGTGCAGCATTTTGCTTTTGGGGGCATCGCAAATCCCGGACAACGGCCCATGCTTCGCGGTTCAGATCGCGAGTATCTGGAGGCGCGGCAAAAGGAGTTTGATGCGTACGAGGCGCAGCGCCTGGCCTACAACGATGCGCTGACCAAGTGGCAAAACGAGGTCTACAACCCGTACAAGGCGCAGGTCGATGCGTACAACGCCGCCGCGCAGAAGTACAACACCGAGGTCTACGATCCGTACAAGGCTCAGGTGGATGCGTACAACGCAGCGCTGACCAAGTACAACGAAGAGGTCTACAACCCGTACGCGACGCAGTATGCGGCGTACGAGAAGGCAATCAACGATTGGAACGCGGGTACTCGCGAGAGTGACTACGCAGGCCCTGCAGCGCCGACCTTGGCGCGCACGTTTGACATGACGATGCCGACGCAGCCGCAGGCGTTTGGCATGACCGCGCCCACGGCACCCGAGGACTTCAAAGGCACCGCGCCTGTCCTGCCCTTCAAGGAAGAGGACGTCATCAAGTTCCAGCAGGAAGCCGCGAGCCGTGCTCAGAAAGACGCGGGCCAGCGCGCGTTGGCGCTTGAAGTGGTAAGCAATCCTGATCAGTTCAACTTTGGCTCGATGTCCGTGGCCAATCGTTTTATGGCCAAGGGAGGTCCTGTGGAGAAATCAGCCCGCGAGATGATGGAAGAGATCGACGCACCGCCGGACGATGCAGCGCTTGTGCGCATGCTCTCTGAAGTGCAGTCAGGCAGCAAGATGGATCGCGAGGCGATCTTGGCGGCGGTGGAGAAAGTCGCGGCTGCCGGCCGGGGCGGCGACGAGCTCCTGGCCTACCTGTCGCCCGAGTCCATGCAAGCGCTCAAGCGCATGGGCGGCGCGGGGACCATCAACCCTGCCACCGGTTTGCCGGAGTTCAAGGGCGGTGTGATCGGTCGGATCAGCCGTGGCATTCGCGGCCTCTTTGGTCGCAGCTCGCGCCCGCAAGCCGCTGTTGTGCAGCAAGACGGAGGTGGCGCAGCAGCTCCTGTCCAAGCCGCGCCGGCCGCGCCCCAGCAGGTGGAGCAGGCCAAGGCACCGCCCACGGCGGCCGAGCTCTTGAAGTCCGTGGACACGGCAACGGCCACGCGCGAGACCGAGGAAGAGCGTCTGGCCCGTGAGCGTGCAGCGTTGGCCGCGCAACAGGCCACGGTGTCCGCCAACCAGCAGGTAGCGGGGAACACCGCCCGGCCCAACGTGCAACTGCCGATGTCGGAAGCGGCCAACCGCACCACCGCCCCTGTGCAGATGGGCGGCTCGGCTCCGGCCAGCAATCTGCCTGCCGGCGTGTACCCGGATAGTTTTGTTGGACCGCTGCCGCCTGGGGCCAAGCGCCAGAGCGAGGTAGCCCGTGATCCGCAGGTCGCGGCCGCGCTCAGTCTGATGTACCGCAGCCACACGGGCGGCGCGCCCACGGCAGAGTTCGAGCGCATGGGCGGCTACGACGCCGTCGCCCGTCTGGCCGCCTCTGCCGGCCACAGCGCCACGCCGCAGTGGATCGCGGGCTACGAGCAGTCGATGGGCATGCCTGAGAGCGAGTACACCAAGCGCAACAAGCAGTTCTTGACCACCGCCGGCGGCATGCTGTCGAGCCTGCCCAAGTCCACGATCAACCTGGGCGGCCCGGCGGCGTCCACGCCCGTCGCGCCGATGCCTATCACCGGCGGCCGGATCAACGTGTCGCAGCCCACGGCACCCGCACCTGGCGCGGGGATCATTCAACGCCCGACAACGCCTGGCTTCATGCCGATGGACCCGGACTTCCTGCGCAACATCGGCCGCTACGACCCTGTCACGCAGCGGCAGATGATGGAGGAGCGCGAGCGCGACATGGGCCTTCGGCCGCGACCCCCGGTCAATCCCAACCTGCCCGACGTCAGCGACACCTTCCGGGACGTTGGTCGGGTCTACCTCGACAACCCAACGCCGGACTACACCCAACGCGGCGTGGGCTCGGTGGGCAACATCGGCGGCATCACCATCCGTGGCCCGGCGACCCCAGGCGCAATGCCTGACTTCGGCAGCCCACGGACCCCGGCCCAGCAAGCGAGCAGCCCGAGCAACTACTTCGGCCTGAACCAGCCCGCAGCGCCAGGCATGAGCCCTGGCACGGTGAGCACGCCGTACAACCCCTTGGCCATGTACCAAGGACCATCGCCCACGCAGGCGATTGCCAACAATCCCAACCTCTCGCCGCAGATGCTGGGTGGCCAGCAGAACGCGGGAATGATGACCGACCGCTTGGGCAACCGCATCTACGCGCCTGGCACACCGCCCGCTTTCATGTTCGGCCCGCCCGGCTTTGCCAAGGGCGGTGAGGCGGACATCGCTGCCATGCGCGCCCTGGTGGATGCGAGCAACATGGCTGAGGAGGAAGCGGATGCCGAGCCGATCAACACCGATCCGGTGGGCAGCGCCAAAGGTATGCTCAATGAGCTGATGGCGCAGGAGAAGCCCCGCGCCAGGGCCACTGGCAAGGTGGGCCGAATGCCGGCCACCGGCGGCGGGGCGGAGACGCCCAAGGAGATGGCACTGCAATTCGAAGAGCTGATGGCGCAGAAGGACATCAAGCCCAAGGCAGCGCGCTCCGCGCAGGCCGAGCTGAGGGCTTTGGCCAAGAGCTACCAGCTCAAGAAGCAGGCGGCGGAGAACGCGGCCCGGGGTCTGATGAGCAACACCCTGGGTGCACCCACGTTGGAAAAACCCACCCTTGAGCAGCCGACGCTGACCACGCGCCGGTTTCAAAAAGGCGGTGAAGCAAAAAAAGGTAGCGCCGAAGAGGTCAAAGAGCCCAGCCTCTTCGGCGTGAGTGACTATGCAACCCGGGCATCGGCACGGATGTTCCCTGACCAGCTTGGCCAGGATGATCAGCGGGACGCGGCGCGCCACATGTTGGCCGCTGCAACCGTGGCTCGCAAGTACGGTCCGCGAGCAGCGGACCTGCTGGGCAAGGCTCACGAGTACACCAGCAACCCTCGCACCTTCTTCTCGCTCTTTGGCATCGACAAGCCGCGTGAGGATTTCCCGTACGACATGCACAACAACCAGGTGGGCATGGAGCTCGGAGCGCGGGCCACGAGCCAGGCTGACTTGGAGCGGCTGGTCGCACAGATGGCTCGTCAAGCGTCGTTCGAGCAGACGCCTGGAAAACCGTGGATCATGAGCCCTGAGCGGATGGAAGAGCGCAAGCAGGAGTTTTTGCGCAAGCAGCGCGAGATGCAGGCTCAGGATACCCTTGAAGGATACAAACGCGGCGGCGCTGTGAAGCGCGCTGCATAAGGAAAGCACATGCCAATCGACAAAGCCCTCAATCAAGCCCCCGTCCTGGACGTTGTTGTGGGCCTGCCCGAGCCGGAAATGGACATCGAAGTCGTCATTGAAGAGGACGGCGGGGCCACGGTGGAGATCGGGGCCGGCGATGCGGCCGAAGTGGGCTTCTACGACAACCTCGTGGAGGTCATTGACCCTGACGATCTGGGCCGGATCGCGCTGGAAGTGGCGGCTGCGTTCGAGGCGGACAAGGGTTCGCGCTCGGATTGGGAGAACATGTACGCCAAGGGTCTGGAATTGCTGGGCTTGAAGATGGAAGAGCGCACCAAGCCCTTCCGTGGAGCCACCGGCGTGGCCCATCCGATGCTCACCGAGGCCATTGTGCAGTTTCAGGCGCAGGCTTTCAAGGAGCTGATGCCTGCTGGCGGCCCTGTGCGCACCCAAATCGTGGGCAAGGAGACGGTGGAGAAGTACCAGCAGTCCTCCCGCGTGCAGGATTTCATGAACTACCAGATCACCACGGTGATGGAGGAGTACACGCCGGAGTTCGACCAGCTACTTTTCTACACCGGCTACGGTGGTTCGACCTTTAAGAAGGTCTACTACGACTACCAATTGGGCCGGATGGTGTCCAAACTGTGCTTGGCGGACGACGTTTACATCCCGTACAACGGTTCGAGCGTCATGAGCCAGTGCGCGCGGATCACGCACCGCATCGCGATGGACGCAAACGACTTCCGCAAGCGTGTTGTGGCTGGCGAATACCGCGATTTGAACATCCAGACGAGCGCAACACCCGCTGATCCGAGCCCGATTCAAGCTGCAACCGACAAAGTGGTCGGCGTGCAGCCTGTGGACGACATCGGCGAGGTGTTTTTGCTCGAAATGCTGGTGAATTTGGACATTCCAGGATTCGAGGACAAGGATTCGAGCGGCGAGCCGACCGGAATCAAGCTGCCGTACGTGGTGACGCTGGCCGAAGACAGCCTGCAGGTGGTCGGAATTCGTCGGAATTGGCGTGAAAACGACCCTCTGAAGAACCGCCGCAACTATTTCGTGCACTACGTGCTCGTGGAAGGCCCGGGAGCCTACGGTTTGGGCTTCGTGCACCTCATTGGCGGCCTGTCCAAGGGTGCTACGAGCGCTTTGCGCCAGTTGATCGACGCGGGAACGCTCGCAAACCTGCCTGCAGGCTTCAAAGCCAAGGGCGCGCGCATCGCAGACGACTCCGATCCGATCCAACCGGGCGAATGGCGCGACATTGACGTCGGCGGAGCCGAGATTTCGGCCTCACTGCTGCCTCTGCCGTACAAAGAGCCGAGCCAAGTGCTGTTTGGGCTGCTCGGGTTCCTCGTGGACGCTGGAAAACGCCTTTCCAGCACCGCCGACATGCAAGTTGGCGACGGCAACCAGTATGCGCAGGTCGGAACGACGCTGGCGCTGCTGGAGCGGGGCTCGATGGTCATGTCGAGCATCCACAAGCGCCTGCATTACGCGCAGACGCTGGAGTTCCGGCTGCTGTTTGAGGGCTTTGGCACCTTCTTGCCCGACGAGTACCCCTACGAGGTCCCTGGCGCGAGCCGCAGGATCAAGCGCAGCGACTTCAACGAGATGGTGTCGGTACTTCCGGTGGCCGACCCCAACATTTTCAGCACCGCGCAGCGCATTCAGCTCGCGCAGATGCAGCTTCAGCTTGCGCAGAGTGCCCCGAACATGCACAACATGTACGAGGCCTACTATCGCGTGTACGCCGCGCTCAATGTGCGGGACATCGACGGCATCTTGCTGCCGCAGAACACGCAGATGCCCCGTGATCCGGCAACCGAGAACGCTGATGTGCTCAACAACATGCAGCTCAAGGCCTTCGCCGGCCAGCAGCATGATGCGCACATCGTCACGCACCTGATGATGGGCCTGTCGCCCATCCTGCAGTCCAACCCGATTGCGGCCATGACCCTGCAGCGCCACATTCTGGACCACGTGCGCATCAAGGCTGAGGAGGACGTGGAAGCTGACCTGTTCAAGGCCTACGGCACCGATCCGGACCGCATGGTCTCGCAAATCCAGAAGGAGGGCATGGTCGCACTGCGCATTGCCCAGTACATGAAGGACGTGCGCGACATGCAGGACCAGTTGTCGGGCGGCGGTGGCGAGGACCCCATCGTGGCGCTCAAGCAGCAAGAGCTCCAGCAACGCGCCCAGGCCGATCAGGCCGACAACCAGATTGATCAGCAACGCCTGGCGCTTGATCAGCAGCGTCTGCAGCAGCGTGCGCAGATTGATCAGCAACGCCTGGCACTGCAGGCCGCCAAGGTCCAACCGCTCAACCAAGGAGCACGAAATGCCGCTTAAAAAGGGTTCCAGCCAGAAGACGATCAGCGCAAATATCGGCGAGATCGTTCGCGACTACAAGAAGGACGGAATGATCGGTACCAGCAAGCCCAAGAGCAAGGCTGCTGCCGTGAAACAGGCCGCCGCCATTGCCTACGAGAAGGCGGGCAAGGCCAAGAAGATGGCCAAGGGCGGTGACGTCATCAAAAAGGCCAAAGGCGTGCAAGGCCCGTCGATGGTCGTGAAAAAGAAGGACGGAAATCGTCCTGTGAAGATATACTGACAACTACCAACGCCTTCAGTCGGTGCGGTAAACCGACTGCTTTTCATGGAAATGACCATGCTTGAATTCGCAGAAGCAGTTCTGAAAGAAATCAGAAAGCATCGCCAGCAGGCTCAGGAAATTATCCTGGGTGGCGGTATTTCCGACATGGAGCGGTACCGCTTCATGATGGGCCGCCTTGAGGGTTTGAATCTGGTCGAGGAATCCGTGAAAGGCCTTTTGAAGAAGGCGACGGGTGACGACGACGAGGACCTGTAACCTGAAAGGAGAACCATGGAAGCCGCGACCGAAGTACCGCAGATCAACATGACTGCGCTTGAACGCAAGTGGGCGGAGGAGGCAGCCAACAAGCAGCCGGCCCTCGAAGACGCCTACACCGAGAGCGGGTTTGATCCTGCCAAGCTCGATCAAGCCGTGATCGACACGATCCCCAAGCCCACGGGCTGGCGGATCGCCATCCTGCCCTACCGTGGCGCAGAGAAGACCAAGGGCGGCATCGTCCTGGCCGAGGAGACCCAGAGGAAGACGCAGCTCACCACCGTGTGCGGTTACGTCTTGAAGATGGGCGACCTGGCCTACGCCGACGAGTCCA